CTATAAAGAAATCAACAAATACCTGCCATATCTTTTTAATTAAATCTAAGATTCTACCCATTTATTTTTACTTTCAGTTTTATTTTTCTAAACTTATTATATAATCTTTTATAGAAAAAGTCAAGATCAAACTGCCATAGGGGCAGAAATTGGAGAATGTGATTGATAGTTATCTAATCTAAAATCATACATATTAAAATCTGTAATATTTTTTACATCTTTATTAATCCAAAGTGTGGGCAATGGATAAGGTTCTCGATTTAGTTGCTCTTTTACCTGATCTACGTGATTCAAATAGATATGAGCATCTCCCAATACATGAACAAACTCACCTACCTCTAGACCACAAACCTGAGCAATCATGTGCGTCAATAGAGAGTAACTCGCAACATTAAAAGGTACACCTAGGAACATATCGCAACTACGCTGATACATTTGACATGATAGTTTATTATCTGCACTTACATAAAATTGTGCAAAACAGTGACATGGTGGAAGAGCCATTTCATCTAACTCACCCGGGTTCCAAGCAGTTAAAATGTGTCTACGTCCGTATGGATCTCGTTTAATGCCTTCAACTAACTCCAATAATTGATCCACTTCTACAGGTTCACTTTCACTAGAGCTAATCCAACGTTTAAATTGTGTACGCCAATGTCTCCATTGTACACCGTAGACACGACCGAGGTCACCTGGAAATTTGGACTTAGGCTTCCAATAAGGTGATAGAGCGTTGGCTGTCCAAATAGTCACTGCTCCGGTACGTTCACCGTTTTCATCAAATGATGCAGCTTTGCCGTGTGTGATTTCTGCTAATCTTCGTTCATCGCCACTGCCTTCAATAAACCAAAGCAATTCTCCCAAACAAGCCTTGAATGCTAACTTTTTAGTAGTAACTGCTGGAAACCCTTTGGAAAGATCGTAACGCATCTGCATACCAAATACTCCGATAGTACCAGTGCCTGTTCGATCTTCTCGTACTGTGCCGTTATCTAATACGTGTTGTAATGCATCTAAATATGTTTTCATTATTCTTTCTTAAGTAGCTCCCACATTTTTTCTTTTTCAATGAGATCTTTTTCTAATTCTACATATTGTCTACGTAGCTCTTTTAATTGTTCCCAACGACTTTCAAGCTCTTCGTTTGGTCTAAGAATTCCTAACCTTCCTTCAACCTTATCCATAAAATCAATAAGACTTCTTTCACCAACTTTAATATCGGCATTCTCTCCTGCGACAGTGAGCTGCCCGCTTATTGAATTAGTAACTGTAGAGGAGGCAGAAGCCCAGGAAGCTGTCGGATATCCTATTGAACTTATACCACCCACTGTAAGTCCATTTGATCCGTAACCCGAATATCCTAAGGTTATAGCTTTGGTATCTTCTGGACTTGCTATGGTGTATTCTTCGGTATCCTTAGGATCACACGTTGACACGTTACGCTGCCTTAGCTTCTTTACGAGCGTTCTTCTCTGCTGTGATTTCGTTTCTGCGAGCCTTAACTGCCTTTCCTACTTCTTGTAGTGCCTTACGAGCACGAGTACCTGCCGCATTATTTCCTGATGTGAATTTTGCATCTTCTGCTAAGAATGTTTCAAAAGCTGCTTTTAATTGTTCAACTGTGTTTGACATTTTTTGGTTCCTTTAGATTAATAATCATTGACAAGTACTGCCAACTCAAGTATTATATATTATAGCATTTTAAATAGCAACCGCAAAAGCGGTTAAATAACAGCAGATTTATGCCAATTGATTTCCAAAACATACCATTTGAACAGATAACTCGTTTCGGACAACGAACGATGTTAGATCGTCCTCTATTTTCTGTTAGCTGGATCTTGGGGAGATTTTGTAACTATAATTGTAGTTACTGTTGGCCATATGCTCGTTCAGACAAATTAGATTATCAAGATTTCAAAACATATACTAACGCTATCGATAATATCAAAACTCAAGCAAGACAAAATGGATTTACAGAATTCCATTGGAGTTTCAGTGGCGGAGAACCTACCGCGTATCGAGAACTAATTAATCTCTTTGAACACTTACAAGACGATTGCTATCAAAGCATACACATGACTACCAATTTAAGTCCTGGAAGTAAATGGTGGGGCGCCTGGTGTCATGCAACGAAAGATTTTTCACGACGAAGCATTACAGCAAGTTATCACTCAGAGCATGCCAAGGAACAAGAGTTTGGTGATAAGTGTTTACAATTAATGCGTGAAGGTGTTTATGTTACAATTAATCAGGTAATGGTTCCTTCTCAATTTGAAGAATTATATGACCGCTGTAAAAGATTTAATGACAGAGGAATTAACGTAACATTGAAACCTCAGAGTGATCCAACAGCGAGTTCTGTGGTAGATGGATATACTGAAGACATGATTCAATTAATGCAAACAGGATTTCCTCAGAAAGCACAAGGTGAAGACATTTATCAAATAGCATTATATACTCAAGAAGGTCAAGAATATCTTTTCGATCAGGCAGAGAGATTTAATGCGTTTGGATTTAATAAATTTAATGGATGGATGTGTAACAGTGGATATCAAAGTGTAATTATTAGAAGTAATGAGGTTAAACGCAGTTACAGTTGTCACGATCAACCGTTAGGTACATTAACCGATGGATTTAAATTATTTGATATACCTCAGCCTTGCATAACTAATAGTTGTGTTAGTTCAGCAGATTCAAAAATACCTAAAAAAAAGACACCATAAATGGATATTGATATCAGAAGAATTTTGTTTTGGATGGATGCTATTCGTAATAGCAAAGACAAAGAACGAACACTGGAATCATTTTGGAAAGGACAGATTAATTCCAAGATTTGGTTAATTGATAATCTAAAAAAACATATTACCAAAGTAGTATCTATTGATATTCATGGAGGGTGGAACGGGGTATTAGCTAGTCTACTGTTTGAACGGGTAATATGTACGAGAATTTCAAGTATTGATATAGATCCTGAATGTGAAGAAATCGCCGCTACGATGAACAAGATGGAAGAGATGAGCGGAAAGTTTAAAGCCATCACCGCTGACATGTGTTCTTATAGGTCAGAGTCTGATATCATAATCAACACAAGTTGTGAACATATTACCCAAGAACAATATGATCAATGGTTAGATCTGCAACCTAATTCATCACTGTTTGTTTTACAAAGTAACAATTACGAAATTGATGAACATGTAAGAACAGCCAACACTTTAGATGAGTTTAAAGAACAAAGTCATGTTAATGTTTTGTGGGCAGGAGAATTAGTGTTACCTCTTTATACTCGTTGGATGATCATAGGAAAGAAAAATGTTTAAGATGGTTCCGTGGTCTTTAGATTTAGATCTAACAGAATTTTATATCAAGGCTGAGGCTAAAGGTTTTAAGAACAATAGCACACAAAAAATGTTGGTTGATTGTTTTGACAATGAAAGACATAAACAAACCTGGATCTTATATTATGACAACAAAGCTGTAGGTAGTGTTGCGGCACACAGTTTAGATTTACCACAATTAGGTGAAGATGCTTATCGTATCTGTGCTCGAACTTGTATATTAACAGATGAATTACCTCTTACAAGTTTACGAACTATTTCTGGAATTATCAATCATCAAAATTATACAGCTCAATATTTAATACCAGCCTGCATTAGTTGGGCACCACCGTGGGGCGATTTATATATCACCAGCACAGAAAATGCTGTAGGATCACAACGATTGGTTAACAGAATATTTTGTCCTGCACTTGAGGCAACAGGTGTATTAGAATTTGCAGGAAAACATCTCTATAGAAATACTGAACAATCTTTCTGGAAGGTTAACGTTAATAAATTTAACGAGGAATTAGATACACACGGTCGCTGGACTGATATAGTCTTTGAGTAATTCTTTCAATCTCCCATAGCCCATTCTTCTATTTTCACCAATAACCCTAACAACGATACTTACACAAAATCTTCTATGATCAGAAAGATTGATAACATCGTGTATTTCGCTAGCATTAATTATTGTAGGTTTGCTGATTTGATGCTGATGATCTAGAGTACAATCTTGTCGATCACAGGCCCAATAGTCTGTGCCGATAGGACTTTTCATTAATTGTAGTTCTTTGTTTTCTTTAAGTTTAAACCAGCGCATCCATGTTTCGCCTTGATCATATACCCAATTCATTTTACATGCATCGGGAGGATCTATCTCGTCAAGGTGCATGAAAATATTTCCATTTGGAGGACAATAAAATAATTCCGAATGTTCTATTTCAAGATTGTTGTCATTTAACCAGTTGTAAAATTCCGGACTAATAGCATCTTTGGGGATAACAAACTGAGCAGGAGCTTCGTCGGTAACAGGCAGCTTAGAAAAATAATCAGGATCATTCAATATATAATCAATCCCAATATTTAAATCCACACAATATTCCATTATTCGAGATCCTTGCGTAAAAAACTTATGATCAGAACACCTCTTACAGAATTAGTATTATTGTAAGCCCAATGATCGGTGCTCTCATCAAATATATTTAAGTCTCCATTTTTTAATTTACGATCTACACCCCCAACAACTAACCCTGTTCCGGGAAGGGTATCTAATGTTAAATGATATTTTATCACGGTGGTTGAATGATCATCAACTGCGCTTTCATCGTGATCTTGATGTTCGTCTATCTTACTATAAGGACGTAGTATTGAAAAAGTGGCCAACAGAGGTTTTACATTCAACCCCATCAATAAATCGATAGTTTTCGAACTTCTTCCTTGCCACGGTTCATATAGATACATTAATGGATATACCTGCCAAAAATAATCTGTATTTTTTGGACATTTTAAAAGGCCGTCAATTCCGTCATCGCTGTAAGGATAATCATAATATTGATCTAAAGGAATATTTTGATATTCTTTTTGGATCGTTTCAAAATTATCTAATAATCGTTGATGATTTAATTTAGGAAAGGCGGTTGTAAACATTATAGAATAGTTTCGCAGTTGCTGAGATCTAAAGTTAGTACATCGTGTACCCAAATGTTTCCGTAGATGTGTATTCGATCTGTGTTGCTTCTGTTGTCAGTCGAATGTAGATGTGTGGTATTAACAATATAACACCAACCATCGGCAGGAATATGTAATTCTTTTCCAGCAATGGTAAATTTAGCATCTGGATCGGTTTCTATAGCTATATGAAATCTAAATTTATCGTGCCCATCTTGATGCGCAGGCAATGCCGTGCCTGGAGTATGGATTGCTATTTGTATATCATGTGGAGGTATAGGCATATTTTCAAATATTTCTAATCCGTATCCAAAGCAACACTCTCTGGCTCCTAGCCCTTGAGAATGATCCACTCTATTCTGAGGCATATCAGCATTGTATTCGTCTTTGGCAATGATCCTTAGCCAAGGAACTGGTCCTTTAGTATCGTCACCCCATGTAAGCATTAACCATCCAGTGTCTGGCATTGCACCGGGTTTTTCTAATTTTTCATTAGGATCATTTTTCCACATGTACTTGTGTGTGCCGTATCTCCAAACCCAATCACCGTATCGTTCCATAGTTTCTTTATGCCAATCTCGCAGTCTTTCAAGGTCAACTTTAAACCAACGTTTAATGACCCACCCTGTGTCTACAACAGGATAATCAAATACACAGTCATCTAATGTTTCAGACAATGGATTACTTTGATTATCTGTGATAACCTTAATATCTGCATTGGATAATTTCTTTAAGATAGTTTCAAAGTCCCATGGTTCTATAAACTGCAACGATGCAGATGTACGTATTTCAGGAGCAACAATGATATGCGGTACACTGGTATTGATCACACAAGGACCTTGATCATCCCAAATGTCTGCAGGAGTGATTCCTTTTACGTCTACAGGAATGTAGGCGGTAACATTAGGAGTAACCCAATCGGTAGATGCTTCATTACCATACATGACTGTTTTATCAACACCGGGCATATTGTAAAATTGTACCTGACTCTTATTATACGTTAACGTCCAATTAACAGCAGCCGGCAGTATTTCACCTTCCCCATTACAATCGATGTGTGCAATATGTGGATCTAATGCGAGCCAATGCCAAATAACAACATTTTGAACATCGAGATCGCGATCCTGCAACCATTTTAAGAATTCTGGATTAAGTACTTCTGGACTTAGTTTAGCTTTATGTACGAAATTATCAACAACAGGAACTTCTGTTAATATATCGATCTTAGTTTTATCGATTAAATTATTAACATCAAATGGAATTAATGTTGAAACATTTTGGGTATATGGAAGCATAAGAGTATTTATTTTCCGGATCAACCGCTCGGCGGATATATAGAGTATGTTCAGATTTCACGACCTAAAAAGTATACACTTAGAGATTACAAATAACTGTCAAGCCAGGTGTCCTATGTGTGCCAGAAACGATCACGGTGGTCTTCCTAATCCTTTGATTAAGTTAAAAGATTGGACCTTAGATGATTTTAAAAATATTATCAACAAAGAAGTTCTATCTCAAATTGAGCATCTTTACTTCTGTGGAAATTTTGGTGATCCGTTAGTAAATAATAATCTCTTAGAAATGTGTGAATATGTAAGAGATAACAGTGACATACTTGTTCGTATACACACCAACGGTAGTCTAAGATCTGAAGAATGGTGGAAAAAGTTAGCAAAAGTAATGCCTAAAAATCATGTGGTTATTTTTGGTATCGACGGACTAGCTGATACTCACCATCTTTATCGTATAGGTACAGATTGGCATAAGATTATTGCTAATTCTCGTGCTTTTATACAGGCAGGTGGTATAGCAGAATGGGCTTATATTAAGTTTGAACATAACCAACATCAAGTTGAGGATGCTCGTAAGATAGCAGATGAGGTAGGATTTAAATCATTCACTGTAAAAAATACCATTAGATTTTTAGAACCAGATTATCCTGTATATGATAAAAACGGTGAAACAAAATATTATATCAAACCTCCAACAGACAATGTGGTGAAATTTGTAGACAAGGATATAATCAGCCAATTTAATACCTGGTATAGCAGTGTTGAGATAGACTGTCAGGTTAAGCAAAATAAAGAAATATATATCGATGCGTTCGGTCATCTATATCCGTGCTGTTGGATGGGGTCGACTCAATATCAATACAACAAACCAGATACTATAATCTATCCTTACAAACAACAATCTGTAAAAGAGCAAGGGGAATGGTTGGAAGACCTAGGTGGTCAGGATTCTTTAGATCTTAACAAAGTATCGATAAAAGAAGTATTAGATTCGAAAAAATGGGAAACTATATGGGACACATATTGGCATAATAAAAAGATGTTGGTATGTGCTAAAAATTGTGGTAATACTAAAGAGAATATGTTCTCAAAACCCAAAGACCAATTTGTAGAAAGGATTAACTTTGACTAATCAAATTTTTTGGTATGCTAAGGAAGATACTAAGTTAGGATCGTGGCAACGTAAAGTAGAAGAGTTGTCAGGTAGTCCTACATTCTGTATCCTACCATGGATACATTTTGCCACACGCCCCAATGGTGATATGCGACTATGTTGTTCAGCCAATGCTAGTGGTGCTGGAGAGAATCATACGATAGGATTGGTTCGTAATGAACAAGGGCAACCTGCAAACTTTGGTCGTGAAACTCCTATGAGCGCATGGAACAATGATTATATGAAATCAGTTCGTACCACAATGCTCGATGGTGAAATACCTGCTAGTTGTGCTAAATGCTATGATGAAGAAAGCAAAGGAGTTGCCAGCAAACGTATGTGGGAAACAGGATCTTGGATACAGGACGGCATCGACGTTGAAGAATTAGTTCGACAAACTAATGAAGATGGAGGTATCCCAGAAAAATTAGTTTATCTAGATTTACGTTTGGGACACACCTGCAATTTAAAATGTGTGATGTGTAGTCCACATGATAGCAGCCAATGGGTTCCTGATCACAAAAAAATCTATCCTTTGTTTGAAGCAAAAGAATTAAAGGAGCAGATGAGATGGGATAGCACAACCTTTAATAACAAGTGGCATGAAAATCCGGACTTTTGGAAAGAGATGTATGCTCAAATACCTAATCTTAAACAGGTATATTTTGCCGGGGGAGAACCTTTAGTAATTAAAGAGCACAGAATGTTCTTAGAAGAGATTATTAGACAGGGATATGCTGACAAAATATTAGTTCGTTACAACACTAATGGCCTATTAGTTGATGATTCTATTATTGAATTATGGACTAAATTTAAAAAAGTCAAAGTTGGATTTAGTCTTGATGGTATAAGTGAACGCAATCGATATATTAGATATGATTCGAGTTGGCGTAAAATTATGGCCAATCTTCGTAAATTGGATGATACGCCAGATAACATACAGGTTAGTATAGCTACTGCCATACAGATATTAAACATCAAGCACCTACCAGATTTTGCCAAATGGAAAGTTAATCAGAAATTTAAAAAGATTAATTTACAGAACATTGTAGATGGTACAGAAGCAGGCGGGGGCCTGTTTAACATGCACCTATTATACATACCGACTTATCTCAGCATCAGATGCTTACCTGAAAAAGATAAACAAGAAGTTCGAGAAGCATTTAAGGAGTTACAAGTTTGGTTGTTTACTCATTATAGACAAGATGATGACTTTTGGAAACACAATCCTTATGGGTGGAGACGTTGGAAAGCGGTATTAGATTTCATGGATGCAGAAGATCATACAGATCAATTGCCAGCATTTAAAGAATATATTCAACGATTAGACACTCTACACGGTACAGACTTCAAAGCAACATTCCCCGAGCTTGCTCATTTAGTATGATCACAGAGATTTCTAATAACTATAAATCGGATTTCCTACGTATAGAATATATGCTAGGAAATACTTGTAATCACAAATGTTCCTATTGTTTTCCTAATAATAATGAAGGTACTTTTCCTTGGCCAGATGTTGACCTAGTAAAAGAAAATTTAGGTCATCTATTAGATCACTATCGATCTCATGGAAAAAATACGTTTCAATTTTATTTGGTAGGCGGTGAACCTACTATATGGAAAGACCTTCCAGATCTTACAGCCTTTCTTAAAGACAATTACAATGCCTATATTAATGTCTCGACTAATGCCAGTCGAAGTTTAAATTGGTGGATAGACAATGCCGATTATTATGATAATATTGAAATATCTGTACATCACGAATTTGCCGATATTAATCATATAATTGAAGTTGCTGATATGATATATGATCGAAAGAGACATGTTGTTGCTAATGTACTGATGGATCCAGACCATTTTGAAAAATGTAAAGACATTGTTGAACAATTAAAGACCAGCAAGAACAGTTGGGGTATCATAGCCAAGAGCGTATTGTATAATGGACAAACAAGATATACAGAAGAACAAAAGGAATATTTTAATCCTGCAGAGAAACGTGCTCCTAATCTTCTTTGGTATATTCGTAGCCTGAGAGAACCCGAATATACTAGAAAAGTTTATATTATAGAAGATGGTTTTAAAAAACGTGTGCCCAATGATAGTTGGATCATGTTAAATGATCTTAATCATTTCCGTGGATGGACCTGCAACTTAGGGGTAGATTTTTTAGAAATATATCAAGATGGTACTATATCTGGTAATTGCAGACAGCGTATATACGGTATGGATCATTTTAATTTATATGATCAAGAGTTTATTAAAAGATTTTCACCAGAAATTAAACCTATTATATGCCAAAAAGATACCTGTGAGTGTAGCAGTGAAGTTGCTATAAAGAAATATGTTTGAAATATTAGAACCTATACTTAAAGACAAACCAGGATTTCATATCACTTGGGAGTTAACTCTTAAATGCAATCTAGATTGTTCTTATTGTGACAGCAATGGTCATGATAATTCAGTGCCTCATCCTGATACAGAAGAATGCCTAAAGACTTTAGACTTTCTATTGAAATATGTTGATCTTTATATGACATATAAAGCACCACAACACAGATCAGCGATTTTAAATGTATTTGGTGGTGAAGCGATATATCATCCAGGGTTTGTCACTATCCTAGAAGAAGCACGTAAGAGATACGAACAATATCGAAACAAGTGGTATTTGAGTATACATTGTGTTACCAACGCTGTGGCAGCAGAGCATACATGGAAAAAGATATTAGACAACGTTGATTCTTTTACAATTAGCTATCATACAGAAAGTCGTAGTGATCAACAACAACAGGTTAGAAATAATATTTTGTTGTTGAAAGAAACCGGTAAATGGTATCAGTGTTCTATTTTGATGCACCCTAAACATTTTGATAATAATTTAGAAATGATTGAATGGTGTAAAGATAATAACATTTCGTACCTTCCAAGACAATTAGATCAACATAAAGATTCTGAAGATTTTAAATATCAACCAGAACAGATTGTTTGGTTTGATAATCTTTACAAAAAGAAAGAAACTAAAACTATAGCTGTGTTAGAAGTCAAAGAAGAAAAGACCAATATATCAGAAGTAGGACGTGCTTGTTGTGGTGGTACAGGATTTTGTGTTGATCGAGACACAGATAATTCAACTTTCTTTATTCCTGATAACAAATTTGAAGGTTGGAGTTGTTCAGTTAATTGGTTTTTTGTATTTGTTAAACAGACAGAGCGTGCTGTTTATGTGAATAAAGACTGCAAAATGAACTTCAACGGTGAAGTGGCTCCGATCGGATACTTGGATGATGCTGAACATATCTTACAGGATCTTGAAATCAACTTAACAAATAATACAATGCCTGTGATTAAATGTAAAAAACGTGCTTGTTGGTGTGGACTATGCGCTCCTAAAGCAAGAACTGAAGATCTTTACAACACTATGATGCTATCTAACTATATCATTCCACAACAGATCGAAGTCTGATCTTTCTTTTGCTTTCGGTATACACATACCACACCCACAACGTTGATTAGGGCATACTATAGGAGTTGGGTTTTCTAATCTTTTTGATAGTCCAGATAACATATTTTGAGTATCATTAAGATTACCGATCGATCCTCTTTGGCCTTCATGTTTGGCCTGACAGGTTTGATGATGATAAACAGACCCGGTATGTTGATCTATGTGTAAGAAATACCAATCAACCATACAATTCCAATCTTTAAATTCTGTATTAACTAATTTTACTTCTTGCCATTGGTCGTTAACTTTACCTTGTAAACAACGTCCACCACAACATGCTCGACCTAATTGTGTTCCTGCCTTGATTTCTTCTGCCGATCCTTTAAGGCCCATTTCATCAAAGAACCATTGTTGTTGAAATTTATCATATTCGTGACTGGTACGTCTATTGCTTCCGTCTGCATCGATAAACCATCCCGATCTTTCAGTAACTCCGTCTCCGATTGGACGAGGATTTACTTTAATCTGATGGCGTTTAAGAGATTTGTAAACATCTATACATTCTTCCCAGTGATCTACATGTAACATAACATTGATCTGCATCCATAATCCTGCATCTCGTAATGCTATAATATTTTTTAATACTTGTTTTTTAAGTTCAGGATGTCCTTCTGCATGATAGCTAACCGTTACACCATGAAAGCGATCGATAATCTTTTGTGTATATTTTCCGTTCCATGCACCATTGGTAGTTAGACTTAATTGAAATCCACCTACTGCATTAATATGATCTACTAGATCCCAAAATGCAGGATTCATAGTAGGTTCACCACCTGTAAAATTTATATTAGTATGTGATTCAAATTTACGTTTGCCATTATATAACGTTGTCCACGATCTAATAAACTCAAATGTTTCTTTAAGTTCTTCTAGACTATGGTGTGGACTAATATTATCGTGACGACTAACTTCGCAGTAAGAGCAATCATAGTTGCATCTGCGTCCTAGGTCCCAGGTAACCATCATCGGTTCTGGTTTTATCAATTTAATCGCTGTGGTTTTGATCATTGATTTTTGTTAATGGTATATCAGCAGCACATGTACACCAATCACGTGTACAAATAACAGGATTAATAGGTAAAACAAATGTGCCGTCGTATATATTACCCAGACTACCACCAACTCTACAGGTTGCACGATGCACTTCGCCGTCCCAATTAATCATTAGACTTTCTATGCCTGCATTACAGGTCCATCCTTTAAATTGATTTTGTTTCTTTTTAATAATATCGTTAGCATGCACAACATACTCATCATCAACACTAACATTAGGCATGGCTGTTGCATCTTGTGCAATAAGCCATTCTAAATCTTTTCCATCGTAACGCATATCGTCAAATATATTATGATCACCTTCGGTCCAACGTATTCTTCGAACAGCATATTTTATTCCTACATCTTTTAATCTTTCCACAACAAATCTAACATCTTTCATGTAATCATGATGAGCCATAACATTTACAAAGAAATCTCTTTCAGTAGCATCGTAAAATTCGTTAATGGTTCTAAGAATCCGTTGCCAGTCGTGTTCGAAATGTAAGCTGAATACTAGATGATTAAAAAACATCTCATTATCTAGATACCATTTTGCTGGTCGAGTTCCATTAGTGGTTAGATTGACCCAAAAGACTCCCTTGCGTTTAAAATAATCGAATAAATCTTCGATGTCTGGATGAACAGCAGGTTCACCTCCGGTTAGACTAATACGTAATGGCTTGCCTAACTCAACTAATCTATCTACGGTACGTTCTAATATGTTGATATCTGTATGGGGACTGTAGTTATCGTGTATGCTGTCTGGACAATAACTACAGTCGTAGTTGCAACGCTTGCCAAGGTTCCATTCAACTTTAATTTGATCCTGATGGGGCCATGCTGAAGTTATCTTAAACATAGGGTTTAAACTCCGGAACTATGTCTAATAAATTCTGACCACGAGATTCATCTAACGCTTGATTAAATTCTAAGAATTCTTTCCATAAGTGATTTTGATCTTTTGCTCTTAGGTAATTGATATTATCTTCAATTTGTCTTAGTGTGATTCCTAACAATATAGGATGTTTTTTAACATTCTCAAAATTAGGAACACGCAATTTCATTTGCTCCAATCTACTGATGGCAAGTTCTTTTAATTCTTGTGGAAGCACTTGAGCTGACAATACGTTAGGATAACTTACACGATGACTATAAAATACTATTCCCATCTTGTTGATAAAATAATCTATACATTCTGCTGCTTGTAGAATGTTTCCAGCCTGCGCAGTAAACGCACCAACCACACGTGACACGTTTGGTATAGTTTGTATTTCTTTAACATTTTGCTCGACTTCAGTAAAATCACCGTTGCCGCGAATGTAGTTGTAAACATCATTAATGCCGTCAATAGAGACATTAACGGCAACTGATTTAAAATATGGCCAATAGTCATGTACAGTTCTTCCACCTTTAATTCCTAATGTGGTGCCATTAGTAGCATATTTGATTTCAATATTCTTAGCATATGGTTTCAGCATGTCTAAGATCTTGTAATGTTGTGGATCCATTAACGGTTCGCCGCCAGCAAACTCTACACGTCTAAAATGTGGTAATAATTTTTCAAAACTGTCCCACCAATTATCTGTATCATCAAACGGACCTATATATTTTCCAGGTTTGCTGACAAATCTATCTACAGTTTTAACTAGGTAGTTACCTTCTTTAGCATAAAATGGTTTAACTTCATCCCAATCAGTCCAGCTAGTACTGTCTAAAGGGTTACACATACGGCAGCGCAGATTGCATAAATTGTTAAGTTTGATCTCCATAGTTGGAAATTCAAAAGGCATAGTATAATCTTCACGTAGTGTGTCTAATGCGTTAGGATATAAGTTGATTCGTGCTTCGGGAATCTCACCTTTAATGTGACGTTGACGTAAACTTTCTACGCCTTGATCTTCTAAATCAAAGCAGGGTTTGCACACTTCCGGACGCTCACCACAAAGTACCTGTCTACGAACTTCTTTCATCTGATGGCCGTTCCAGATATGTTCTAGACTATCGTCTTGTATCCAGCCAACAGGTTGACTGCGGCAGCATACTTTAACAGCACCGTCTTCTCTAGTTGCTACACCTGTAAATGGATGTAAGCAGAATGTTTTGCTTTCTTTACCAGTCATTGTTATGCCATATTGGTCTTGTTAGTTCTTTAATATCTACTGTAATTAGATCACTTGCTTGAGAAAATTTACTATACTTATCGTAATACTTGAAACCTTTATAGGCACGATTTTCAAGTATAATCCAAGCATTAGGTACAGTATGTTTTAATTGTTCTATGGTTTTGTTTTCTAATTGTAATCTATATACTAAGGTATAAAAAATAGCAGTTGAATGATAACTAAAAACATGACTAAGATTAATTAATGTGTTACGATTGTCGTAACTAGAATCAATCCAATTGTGTCCAACTTCTTCGTGTAAGAAATCCTTGTAACAGAATTCAAAAGAAACTTTCTGTTTAATTTCAGACCATATAGAATCCCAACCCACCGTCTGTTTGAATTCTTCCCAACGCTCTTGTAATCCGATTTTTACACCATACCAAGTATCACTAGGCAATCCTAGAAACTCTGTTTTTTCACGACCAAATGTTTCTAAGAATTTTATATAATCGACACCATTCCACTCTAAAAGACGTTTGGTGAATTCTAAGAACATCATATTGTAGTCTACAAACTTAACTCTAGTACCTTGCTCAAACCCATATTTCTTTAGATAAAATATCCAATCAAGACCGTTACAAGTTGTAATTAGATTCTTTAAAGGACCATCTAGATCATATTCTGGCAAACTAGAAGTTCCGAAAGGATTGATCCAATGCCTCGCTGCAACGGTTGTTTCTAAATAAAATTTACTCTGATGTTGAACAGGATTTTCGTCATCAGGATAAAAATATCTTTTGGAATTTCTAAATCCTTCATCAAATACCAAGACTGATAAATTATTTTCAAACGCTAAACTTAGAATATTCCATCCATGACACTTATGTTCAAAGTTTTTACGTTCGTGCCCTGATTTAACCCACAACGGAGTATAATCATCATGATAATTTTCTTCACTTCTAATAGGAATAATCTGTTCGTGATCGGCATACAAGGTTCGTTTTCCGATGTCAGGGCATCCTAAACTTTGATATTGTTCTAGATTAATCACATAACACTGAGGATGTAGTTCGTAGTAAGCAATTTTTTTGTCTAATACATGACCCATTAAAAACCAATCTTCTTTAACTTTTTTATCTAATAAGGCATAAAAGTCTAGATAATCACCCCAAATAGTTCCCATTAGGGCTACTACAGCATGACTGTATCCATTTACCGATGCGATTCTTAGTAGTTCATCTTCATCATCACCAACTAGAACATCATAGCCATTTCCGGTAAGGGTAGCTATTTCAAAATCCGCACTGTTTTTAACCAATTCAGTTAGCCAGGGAGTGGGATATTGATGAGTGCTATCTATGATACAAAAAACTGTAGATTTATTTGTATCTTTAATAGATCTAAATGTTTGAAATGACATTATTACCTTTTAGACTATTGAATATTAAATTGGAAAAATCTTCTAATCTATTTCCAATCACACATTCAGCAATCATATGGATCCTTGTTTGAGAGCTATGATTTATTATAGCATGATTACGAGTATTATTCAAGATATAAATGCTACCTTCCTGCCAAGGTAAAACTCCACATCCTTCGCTGATCATTTCGCAGCCATCTGGATGTGTAATGGCAAGGTTAACAGCTACAGTTTCATTTAATACATCTAGATCTTTAAGAGATAAATGACGACCCCAGTCAGGTAGATCATTATGAACATCGATATATCCGCCTGGATCGAGCTTCATAAATCGTAATCTTTTAAATCCCTGTACAGGAAATTTTTTCCAAAAGTTTACAATAGTAGGAACCTTATCAGCCAACTCAGTCCAATCGAAATGTTGTTCAGTAACATCACCGTGATGCGTAGTTTCTGAAATATTAACTCCATGCACGCAACAACTGCTCCATCCTTGGTGTATTTCTCCGCCACGATGTGTAACATAGTAGGGTTCGGCAGCAGCCATTTCTTGTTTAAAACTATTGAGATCAAAATCTATATCTAATTTTAACCAACCGATTGCATCTTGTTTAAACAATCGTCTGGTGGTATTTATAGGATCAGTAACATTAACATCAACAGACCAATTTAAATTTTTATTTTGATCGGCGAAGTCTGATAAATGCTGAGGGATCATTGCGACAATGCCCAGTTACGTTCTTGACACCAGAAACACTTTCCGCAGGATGGCACTTGTTGTCCCGGAGTGTAGGTACGATAATCGAGACCTTTGAATATTTCTGGGAAGGTGTTAGTATCACCTTCGCAAGATCTCGTTTTGCTCAGTAAATTCTCAAGATTGAAATTTTTATATTGTCTGATAATCCAATCTTTAGATGTGAATCTAAAAGGATGGCAGACATAGATTCCCTGCTGATAGTCAACTAATAGATGTATGTTGTCTTTGGTTAACTCATCATTTCGATCATCTGGTTTAAGAGTGATACTATCAAGAGGTGGATTTTTAGTTATACCAGCAAACCAAGCATCGATGTGTTGACTAAAACATACATATTCGGCATGACTCCTGACACTGATCTGATCACCGCTTTTCATATGCCCGTACTCATCTCTAATAATAGGTCCAATATTACCGTATTCTATATCAGGAGCAATAAAGTTTTCGTGTCTAATAAACTCTACAGTAGGAAATCTAACACATAACTCATAATAGACATTTAGTGAATCCCATTTTTGCCAAGGTCTCGTTTTCCACATACGAATGTTGCTGATAATGTGTACCTGGATTTTGAGATTATTTTTAACAATTAGGTCACAGAGTATGTAGGCCAGCATGGCCGAATCGGCACCACCGCTAACACTAATAGCGATCTTTTTCCATTCAGGATTTAAAACAAATGCTACCCCATCAATGTTATGGGTATAATCTTTATAGGCCCAATTTTTTATTAATGTATTCACTCTTGATTTCTCTAGCTCGTATAGTTAAATTATTTTGCACTTCCCAACCACCTTGATGTTCGTAAAGACCTAAGGCAAAATCTATACTCTCTGAAACAGATAGCATAGAAAATAATTTCCACGAATCTAGATATCCGGGTTGAAATCTACGTATCTGTTCATCAACGGCTTCTATAGCATCATACATATTCATATTTTCATTTTCCCAGATGGTTAAATCATTAGAGAAGAAATTATGTCTATTATATAATTCTCTTTTTTCCTGTTTCATAATTCTGTAACCATACTTTTCATAATCTTCGTCAATAATAGATTTTTTGCCGGTAAGATTAATATTATATGGAAATGCAATGACATTTTGATCACTCCAATGAGTACACAACCAATCGAGTGCTGATGCTATACTTTCCTTAGTTTCTTTTGGTAGTCCATATACCAATGAAACGGTTCCACGATATTTTTTTATTGTGCTTAGGAAGTAATCTCTAGTATCCAACAATCCTGCTTTGATCTTATCAGGGTGCATACCTTTTCCGATCGATTTACCAGTGTCATGATTGAATGTTTCGATTCCGAAATAGTGGGACCATACTCCTGCCTCGGCTAACAATTCTTTTTGTTGTGGACGGCTGAATAAAATATCCCCACGAATGAAAGCACTGAAATTTGGTTCAAAAGATAAACGTTTAGCTATACTACCCATTTTAGCTAATTTTTCATCACGATCATTTAAGGTTTCATCTGCTACCTGATAATTGCTAACTCCATAAAGATCATGGTTTCGTTGTAACTCAGTATAGAATCCTTCCAGATCACGAGTAGTATCTTCTTTCACCCCTAAGACAGGAAAGTTACAGAAGGTGCAAGCGAATTTACAACCCCTAGATATTTCTGTAGATAAAGTTTCATTGGGATAGATAAAATCTCTAGGCTCGTATTCGATACTAAGATCACTCATAGGCCATGCCGGGTAAAAAGCGTTAGCATCAATGTACCAACCTTTAGCTCTAGGAACACCTTTAGGAAAAGGACCATTACTGAATTTATATTTTAAAACTTCTGATACTGCGTGTTCTCCAAACCCACCAATAATATAATCAATGTCATCATAGATTGGAAAATGGATACTAGGATTTTGACCGCCTGCTAATGTCACTATTTCCGGATAATCTTTTTTGATATGCCTTAATAGATCCATTAGTATTTGTTGTACAGGATCTGATGAATAATTGATCCATGTTGCGCTAAATCCGACCCATGATAAATTACCGGCCTGATGCCTTATTTTAATCAGTTCTTTAAGTTGATCTAATGTCCAATGGTAGAAGAAATCGACAACCTCGATATCCCATCCTTCTTTTCGTAACACTGTGGCTATCCGATATGCGCCACCCACACGTTCTAACCCACCAGATCTTTCGTAACCTGTAAATATGATTGCTTTCATACCAGTATTTAACTATAGCTATAACCCCTGCAAATAAATATGAAGCTATGGAAAACTACGAATACTATTACAATAATACTCCAGATCACGGATTGGTTAGGAATAACTTAATCTATACCAGCTTGATATCCAAAGATAAAAAGACATTTGTCCAATGGTACTACAATGATACTGATTATCACAAAGGTAAAAATCAGATAATCGACAAAGAACTTATGGCTGAAAAATGGGCAAGAGAACTTTGCTATCTAAATCAAATGGCTGTTCATTGTACTAATTTGGTTCCTAAAATTTTAGACATCGATCTTCGAGAAAAGAAAATTTATTTAAAAATAGATGGTGTTGATTTTTGGCAACGTAGTTTAGATGCTAATTGTAGTTTCGATCAGATATTACCAGATTGGCAAGATCAAATGTTAGACATTTTGCAGGCTCACAAAGGTCTAGGATTTTACAAATATAGTTTGCATCCTAGCAGCTATTTTGTAATTAATGGCCAACTAAAAAGCATCAATTATTTTTTCTCTCATTCGGCAGATGAAGTGCAGGTACCGTTGAGTCATTTTCGTAGTCACATCAGCAATGATCGCCAGGCTAAATTAGAAGGATATTTTGCTGCTCATAATCTAAGTTGGGATAGTGTGTTACCTTATGATGTACTACAGCAAATGACCTTTGAAAGTTTTCGTAGTAACTATCCTGATGATTTTATAGAAAGAGCAAAGAAAATTTATGTATCTTAAGAAGCTAGATTATCAGGTTGACATACAGCTATTCATGCCTTATCTCAAAGATATTAAATGGGACACTGATGGTAGATATGCTATTAATAAACCTACCGGACATTTTTTATATGATTCCTATGAGTTTCTTCCTGAATGGAAAGATACAGAATTTGAAAAATTATATCATGATCTTCCTTATGAAGTTAGTGAACTAAGATTGATTAGATTAACTCCTGGCGAATGTTATAGATCGCATAGTGACATCGACGACAGAATACATTTAAATTTACAAGCCAGTGATCAATGTTATCTAATAAATCTCAACGATCAAGAAATGCACAAACTAGAAACAGATGGTAATTTTTATCAAATGGACGGATCATACCTACATACCGCAGTAAATTTTGGCAGTGTTGATCGTATACAATTAGTCATGCGTATTCCGTTAAAAAGATATACTGGTGAAGATTTCGTTTCGATTAAAATAATCTTTAAAACTATTCCACATAATCTTAGATATATTGTAGATCAAACAATATCTCCATTGTTGAATAGATATGTTAAAGATGGCAGATTAGGATCTTTTGATTGTCCTACTCCTACTGAATATAAATTATTAATAGAACCAGAAGCGTTGGCCACTATTGTACATACACTTGATAGAATAAATTTAGACTACGATGTAGTGAGAACAGAATGATAAAAGGTATAAACGGATCCCCCTATATAAATCTTGACCCTTACATTGACATTGAGGGATTCAGTAAATTACACTACAAGATCTGTCGAGGACTTGTACAGTCTAAGTACAAAAAAGAAGGTAACATGGTTCGTCCTGGTGGTTGTGAAATTCTTGAGGATAAACTTTATTTCAAACCTCTATATCGTGCTTTAGAAGAATATCACGCCTTGCCAGAAGATCATGAAATCCGAGTTGAAGGACGTGCTATAGGTGAATATAAGAACCGTGATCAGTTTATGCTATTCTTAAAATTAGCCTTAGGTGCATACGATCCATATCAGTTTGTGTTTCTTAAAACAGAAGAAGGTGGATGGGAATCACGCTTTGATGAAAAATCTTGGACACCAGATGCAGAGTTATTTCCGGAGCTTAAACAGTGGTTGGAAAATCTAGTAGAACAAAAGGTTTTCAAACATCTTGGTCGTGTTATATTCTTCAAAGCGGAACACGATTGTATCATGCCTATGCACCGTGATCTAATCCTTCCTAACGAAACAGAATATTTTCCACACCGACACGAATTTATACATCTACGTCCTAACATGGACAAACCGTTTTATGTATGGGATCCTGAAAAAGATGAAAAGGTTCTAACAGAAAGTCGTGCAGTTTGGTTCAATGATCAAGACTGGCACGCAGGTGGACGTGCTACGAAACAAAGTTACAGCCTGAGGGTTGATGGTCCGTTCACAGATGAATTCCGTGAGCGTATAGGTGTTGCTCATCTAGACAACTATTAACCTCTATCAAATCCGATATAGTGAAACATAAACTTCTGTGTAAGTCCGCAGTTGAATCCTAGGTGCCACTCATCCCATTTGATCCATTTGTAAACAGCACCTTGCTCTGTCATATGAAATTCTTGATCTTTCAAGATAAAGATTTTGCCCATTGTAGGTTGTTCGATAAAGAAACTATAGCGTACCATTCGAGGATCATGCCTATGAGTTTGATACTCTTTTACAATGTCCCAATGTATTGGTACGCATTTACCAGGGCGCATAGAACTTACCCAAACATTGTAGGGGTCAGCATTGACTAAATCACCAAACAGGTCTACAATATTGGTATCAAAATGTGTACCCGGATAATAATTGATCCATTCTACAGTATCAGAGCCCATATATCCAGCGTCGGTCCAAATATCACGCATCTCATATTTTTTCTGTAGTAGCTCTTCATCGAGTTCTACAGCATTTCCGTAGGGTGTTTCTGATGTGCGAACATCACCTTGCTGTACTCGTAAATGTTCTATTAACGAATCACAATCTATTTGATTTTTGAAATTTCCTACGTAAGTTGCGTGCATCGGATCTTTATACCTTTAAAGTTCTAACCTATAAATAAATTCATGCTTACACTCAATGGTAAACCTTTCATTACACTAGACCCTTATTTAGACATTCCTAAGATGTTAAGTCTTAGAGATGAATGGGAATTTCTACTCTGCAAAAGCTGGGATAAGATACGTACAGGTGTTTGGAATGCTGGCGGACATGCTCCCGAGAACATATATAGTCCATACGAAGTATTTCGCGAAAAAGGACTCTTATACTATGTTTACGAGCGTGCTAATGAGGATAGAAAAACTAATCCTAAATTAGATGAACAATTAAAGTATTTTGAAAACAATGGGGATAAACACGGATTAAGTAGATTGCTTAAGTTGAAATATGGTGCTTTTGATCCCTATAATATTTTAAATATCAGAAAAACTATCAGCAGTCATTACGCAGCGGATGCTTATATTTTTACAGAAGAAGATTGGAATACTTATAGTTGGGTAGATTATATTGATGAGTTTCCTAATCTTAAAAACTTTGTAGAAAGTTTGCCTATGGATAGATTAGGTATTGTAACAGTGTTCTATAATGAGCATTATATTCCTCTTGGACATCATAGAGATTTTAATTACTTTCCAAGAGAACGTGGTAATAAACCAGAAACATTCCCACATCGTCAAGAACTAATATGGTTTCGATTTGATATCGATCGTCCTTTTTATCTATTTGATCTAGACGAAAAATCAGGCACAATCAAAGATGCAGTACCTGTTGAAGGACATGCTGCATTTTTCAATCATCACAACTGGCATGGAAATTTTGATTCTTATTCTAAGAGCAGTATAACTGTCAAGGTTGAAGGTAGATTCACCCCTGAGTTTCGAGAACTAATCGGGGTGAATAATTTGGAATATTACTACAAAGAAGACTAAGGTGCAGTAGCAGCTACTCGCCAACCACTTGCTAGATAAACTACCATTACAGATTTACCTGTACCTGCTGGATCCCATGTAGTGCCATCAGCGATAGCTACCATACCGTTGGCTGGAGTTGCTGGGGCTGCTGTTAATACTGCTAATTTAGCAAAACCGTTAATGTCTAATGTTGCACTAGCATATTCTTGATTAATAGCGAGTTGACCAAAGCTATCAAACGTTAAAAATACTGGAGGGTTTCCAATGACTGCTGGTTCATTGAATACAAAGAATTTAGTAGGAATATGTGTGCCACCCGCTATGTTACCGTTAGGATCACATTGAGCTCCAACTATTGTACCAATCTCATTGCCTGCTGTTACACTGTAACCTGTTAAGCTAATTGTACCTAATACATCGCCTAGTGCGATGTCGATCGGAGTATCAAGACTTCCGCTGTGTGCTCTAATGTCAACAGTTTGATAAGTTGAAGTTGCATCACCAATCGAAGTGGTTGTTCCTGCTGCTAAAATATTAAAGTTTACCGGAACCCGACTGAATCCACTTAAACTTGGTTGTATAACTAAAGGTGAGCCACTAGTTGAAAATACGTTGCTTGAAAGTGAAATACCTGTTGTGTTAATAGTATTACCAAATAATGTATTATCAACGCCGTCTACTAACATAGTAGAATCGTCACCAAACACTGATCCAACTAGATTTCCTTGTAATGCTTCACCTACATCGATACCAATTGGAGAACCACCAATAGTTGAACCAAATGGAAGATTAACAGATGAACCGCTTGCTGTTAGTACAGCATTACCTAGGTAAAGAGAAGTACCACTTAGATATAAATCTTTGAATCTTGCCGTTGGACTACCAATATCAAATACTTGGCTAGAACTAGGAATAATGTCGCCTTTAACTGTACCATCAAGGTTAATTTTTCCTTCAATAGCATCTACCAATAAACTTGAATCATCAGCAAATAATGACCCTTGGAATCCGTCAGCTTGTATAACTCCACTATAATCTGGTAGATTAACTGTGGCTATGATTTGATTACCACTGTCATTATACGTAAAAGAAATACCGGAATGCCCACCATGTGTAAACAATGGTGCAGCAGCATCTTGTACATCTTCATTTGAAAAACCAGATACTGGAGTTAGTGCAATTGGTAATGTAGCTCCATCACCAATGTATAATTTTTTCTCATTTGTAGTCCATAATAGCTCACCTTGAGCTAACGGCACTATCATTGCATCTTTTTCGGCAGCGGTACCTCTGCGAATTTGTAAAGGCATATCTAAAACTCCTGGAGTATTCTTTCCTAACTCATGTATTTATATCAAAAGAAATAATCCATAATACTTAAAAATTATCAAAAACACCTAAATATTGCCTTTAATAGGCGTTTCATTCCAACGTTTTTTCTCAGAGCTAAACTGATGGGTTCTAAATGTAGTAATCTGCGGATCTTCTTCCCACCATGTATTTACTACAGGAATAATGCGTATTCCCGGGTGTTTGGGTGCTTCTTCTATGCTTGGACTGTTCCAACAACCTTCGTGTAAAATACCATTAGGTTCTGATGATGTGGCACGATGTAAAAGCCCTAACTTAACTGCTTCGGAAAACTTACAATCTTCTAAGGTTAGTGTAATAAACCCACCAGCTTCTGTAGGCATGTACATTTCTGAGGGCATATCAGCCAAAGATAGTGTGGAGAAAAATATGGTAGAAAATAGAAGATGTTTAATCATCGTTACTCCTTGCGGTCGAAAGTAACGATCGCTACAAGTATTTAACTTTTACGATGTTAATAAATTGTAACTATTTTAACGGAGGACCCACTAACCAAGTAACAATACTTTTTCGTTCACCTGCAGTTACTGGTTCAACACCGTGCATAATATGGCAAGGAAACACTACAACCGAACCAGGCTTAGTTTCTATATATTGTTTGTTTTTTGCATCGTGCATAAAGTAAAAACGTCCGCCTTCGTAGTCGTCATTAAGAAATGCTATTGCTGTTAGCTTACGTACTATTCCCGGCGAAACTACCTGCGTGTCTACGTGGCCGTCATACTTGTCGCCGGTGGCTTCATAGGTTAGTAAATCACACTGTGATACACCATAGATGTCATATTGCCAACAACGCATATTAGCCTTCATGCCAAACGAATGAAGCATCATTGCCATAAAGTTAAACTCTCCAGGATATTGTACTGTAACTTTTCTAAATTTTTCGTTTAAATTTCCATTACCAACATGGCCCGGAAACTTCTCTAGCGTTTCTGATTCTTTAAGAAATAGTTCAATTAAATTCTTAGGTATATGTTCTGGAAACTCCCAGTACATAAAATCATTGTGTACGTTGTTTTCTTCCATTTAAAAATACTCCACATCTGCTGCTAACACAAATCTATAATCTTTGCTTTGAACAATACCGGGTCTATGATAAAGATTGCTAGGATATACCACCCAGGTAAAATCACTTGGACGCACAAAAAATTTACCCTCTCCTTCTGGACCATTTGGAGCCATTTCTGTGCCACAGTAATCTCGATCTTTAACATCCTCTGGAATATGTAGATACAGTACTCCACTCATCATACTAGCATCTGGATTTTTAGGATGCCAATGATCGTGCCATAATTTATCACGATCTTCTTCTCCCTCTAAATTGGTCATATAGCTCCAGGCCATCATATTTGACACTTTTACTTCTCTACCTAGATACATGAATACACTGAATAGAAAGCTCATGCGATATTTTAACCATACAGATTCTGATCTAGAAAATATATTTTCTTTAGTTTGATATTTTGGACTGTTGGTAAAATAATTACCATCGGCAATTATATTTTTAATGATGTTACAGGCTTCTTGATTATCTTGTGCTGTAATAACACTGCTAAAATCAAATTTACGTACCAGTGAGTTTTGATCGATTACATTCATTTGAAATTAAACGCTATAGAGATTCTCGCATCGTCAGACATATTTGCTTCAACATAATGACGCATATACGCTGGAAATATTATCAAGAGTTTTTCTCTTGGAATTTGTTTTATCTTAGTTACATTATTTTCGTTGTTCTCGTACTCGTGTATCCAATCAATAAAAGGATCCGGACGTTCAATAATCAATTCTCCACAATCTTTAGGTGCCTTAACATATAAAACTGCTGAAACATATGACCCTGGATGATTATGTGAAATATTGTAATGATGCTTTTCATTTACGTTAAACCAATAGTTACCTAAAGTAGGTTCTTTAGTAATTCCTAGATCATCATACACTTCTTGGACTTTTTTTGTGACAGAATCGATAAGACCGGTCATAAAAGGTTTATCAAATCTTGTATAACTTTTGCTTTGCCACCCACCTCTATTGCTGTTCGTTTCTCCTGGATTTCTATCCTTTAGATCAAGTATGGCTGATTCTATACTGGTCAGTACGTAATCTAATTCTTCTACAAATACAGCATTAGTAAATGGTGCGATTTTGATCATAGGTATGGAGCGGGATAAGGGGATCGAACCCTCGCTAAAAGTTTGGAAAACTCTTGTGCTACCATTACACCAATCCCGCTTTTATTAGACATATCTTTTGTGTATTTTATCAAGATAATTCTGTTTGGTATAAAGTCCTTGTTCGACTTCTAATAGTGCTGTTACTGCCGCACCATAATCGCCACCGACCTTAGGAGTTGATCCGTGTTTGATTTCGCGTGCTCTTTCTGCCGCTATTAAGATTAATTCAAACTGACTGCCGCCTACCATTTCTACTGCTTTCTCTGTATCATTTGGTGCTCGATTTTTATCTATTCTTGTTAACGGCATTTAATTCTCCTAGTGTTGTTGTGGTGCCGGCTGAGTGAATCGAACACTCTCTATCTTACGAAGCCTGATTACAAGTCAGGTGCAATCCCACTCTGCGCAAGCCGGCGTATATTTTATACTGTTGTGTTTCTTGATTCTACAAATGCAATTCTGTTTAAGATTTTACGTTTGTGTTTTTTCTTAGAAGTCTTTTCTAATAAGGCATTTAACTGATTTAAATTTAATGGACCTAATCTAGGTTTACCTGTTCGGGTCTGCATTGGGTTTGCTGTTTTCTTTGCTGCCATATATTACTCCTTATTCTTGATCTATAAATGAATGACTGCCATCACAATTACCGTTTGGATCTTGTGTCCTACCGCAGATGCAACTGCCTTCTGTTGCTTGTAAAGTTTCTTCAGCAACTAATTTAGATATTTCATCGATGGTATCAGCATGATCGTCAAAGATTTTATCTAATTCAGATGCCATGTATTTTCGTGATTCTTCTAAAAACTGTTCCTCAGACAATCCATGCCAACCAATACATTTACCGGTTGGACTACGACCGCAACCACAACTTCCAAAGTTTTCTATTTTAGGTGTCATTCTTTATCCACTCTTTGTACTTCTCCAGTAGATTTATTCAACTCATACTCAGCTAATTTGGTTGCAGTCTCTGCGTTGACTTTTGCCCAGTGCTCGGCGTCGGCTTTCTTTTTCTCTTCTAGTTTCTTTTGCTTTTCTTCACTGTTGAATATACGATCCATGTTTTCATCAAAGGCTTTGTTTGATGCTTTTGATTGGATTAGGTCACCGGTAATATCGTTTCTCGCTACCACGATTTATTCCTTGTTATCTTCTTTAACACGAGGACTACGGAAAGGTTGCGATGCTGCTAATTCTGCTTGTATAAACATTTGTTTAACAAGATTACGTTGAGCTTTAGGAGTGTTGGCAATCATTTTTTTCGCCGGCTTACTTAGATTAAAATTTGAGTTTGGTTTCATACAGTAATTATCCTTTTATATTAAGCGGTACGTTGAATTAGATGCCAACCAAATTGTGTTTGAACTGGCTCACTTAGTCCTCCGACTTCTAAGCCAAACGCAGCATCTTCAAATGGTTTAACCATCATACCACGACCAAACGGACCTAGATTACCACCATTAGCACGACTTGGACATTTGCTGTGTGTTTGCGCGAGTGTAGCAAAATTTTCACCACCATCGATCTTTGCTTTTAATGTATTAGCTGTGTTTAAATCTTCTACTAAAATATGACTTGCTGTTACTTGTGACATAAACTTCTCCTATTAAATTGGTACTCCCAACGAGATTCGAACTCGTGTTACCTGCGTGAAAGGCGGGTGTCCTAGGCCTCTAGACGATGGGAGCATTGTTTATATTATACATTCAAAAGATCTTTCTGTATAATCTTTTCTTTGAAATTAGTAGTAAAATCTAATGGTTCATTATCCAAAGTGAACCAATTATATAACTTGTCTGCTAATATCTGATGATTGTCTTTGGATAAATGATTAATCCTATAATCACCGTATCCTTCTTTCTGAGAAACTTTACTTAAAATTTCAAACTGTTCTTGATAACTATCGCCTGGAAATTCTTTTACAGACACTTCTAATAAAGTACCCCTCTGCCCTGGAATCTCATCAAATGCACTGAACACTCTACTACGAGCACGACTAGCGGCCATTAAAGAAAACCCAATACTACGATCTATAGCATAATCACGTTTGGCATTATCTAGATATTTTAAATATTGTTCAACAGCATTTTTCTGTTCTTTGCTGATCACATTAAAAAACAATAACATATTTTGCCAATTAGAAAGATCAGGTCTATCTTCAAAAAACCATATTCTTGAACTTTCTGTTAACTGTGATAAAACAAAATCTTCTGGTTGGTGATCGTGAACGTCATTCCAAAATAATTCAGCGATTCTTGTATTGGCGATACCACTTTCTCCTCGATTCATTACTCGATCAACACCTAATTTTTCTGCGAGTGTTTTATACCAAGGATCATGCGGTATAGTTTTATTTTTTAATTCGGTAAAACTATCGCCGTATAACCAAAGTGTTTTTTTCATAAATTCCTTAATTGGTTGCGGGGGCTGGAATCGAACCAGCGATCTTCAGCTTATGAGACTGACGAGTTTCCTCTTCTCCACCCCGCGATTGTTCGTGTTAGGCTACAAGCACCACCTTGCCCCTAACTGAGTTGTTACCCTGTCCAACAGTTATCTTTTTGGACGTTACTGCGCCGCCCTAGGATTTCTCAAGGCTCCCGGATATGGGGACTTGTAGTAATGATCCTATGCACTCTGCCTGCTCTGGTATCGGCAATCACCCCCTTTCTATAAGGTAAAAGGGTAAACCCAGTGTTCTTTGGTGGGCCCCCCGGGACTTGAACCCGGACTCAACGGATTATGAGTCCGCTGCTTTGACCAATTAAGCTAAAGGCCCTAAAACTTGGCGGAGAGTATAGGATTCGAACCTATGCTCCCTTTGCAGGGAGGACGGCTTAGCAAGCCGCTGCCTTCGACCACTCGGCCAACTCTCCATAACTGTGGCCTGCCCTAGTGGATTCGAACCACTGGCCTACAGCTTAGAAGGCTGTTGCTCTATCCAGCTGAGCTAAGGGCAGGTACTATATAATTATTATACAGTAATTAACGAGGATTGTCAATTACATATTACCGTTCTGAAATCCTATCTTGCCACCTTCTGCTTCGATACGCTTGATAACGTCTTCGAACAAGATAGGACGAAAGTCTGTTTGCTCTACACATACACAATGATATCTAGGATCAATTGGTTTTTTACCAGTTTCAAAATCTATACCGGAATCCATTAACACACGACCGGTGTGTAGATGTCCGTGTATATTTGTACCAAATCGTCCTAAACTTTCTGGATGTATAGGTATGTGGCTTAATATCATACCGTTCATAACGTGATAAGCTCTAAGCTCTCTAAAGTACATACGATACTCGTCGTCCCTAAAGATATCGTGGTTACCACGAATTAAAACTTTGTCGCCGTTTAATCTCGACATGATTTTTAACGCTTTACGGTTAATGACAACATCACCTAAATGATAAACTTTATCGTTAGGTCCAACTGTCTCGTTCCATGCTTTAACCATAAACTCATCCATTTCATCTGGATCAGTCCAAGGGCGAATTTTAACTCCGGTATCTTCGTGCGTGAAACGACAGACACCGGCGTGACCAAAGTGAGTATCACTTACTAAAAATATCGATGGCATTAGGGATTAATTAAATTGCGTCTTGTGAGATTAGCAGATGTTTACCAATTTCAAATAAACCAACTGCTCCTGGTGTATCTAGTGTGCTAACATGGATCTGTGCAAGGCCATCTTCGTCGAGTGAGCACGCGATGAATTCTTTGATCTGTCCGCTTTCTATCTGTTTCTTCATATAGTTGATAACTTCGAGCATCTCATCTCTACGATGTTCTGCTGCTTTATCTTTTGGTTCAAAACTAATAATGTTATCCATAATGATCCTTATTTTAACAAATGGTCTGCCGCCCCAAATTCAATTAATTCTTCTGCTGTCATCCAAACGTCAGTTGGTGGCAATAATTTATTCTTGATAATTGTTACCCCCTTACCGGTAGCATCACGCAAAATATCTACCATTCTGTTGGCACAATAGTCGTTTTCTTTCATTGCTGCTTTAACATCGTGATATTTGTCTTCAAACCCTGTACTTAATTGGTGACACATAATACCGGTATTTTTAGCGATATATCTTAATCCCTTAGTGCCGCTAACAAAGATTAAAAAGCCTGCGCTCATAACCTGTCCAATACCTACGGTTTTGATTTTAATTTTGCTAGATTTTATGATGTCTATTAGAGCAAATGCTTGATACAATTCGCCACCTTGACTATTAATGTATAACGTAAGTATCTTATTTGCTTTGGGGAGGGCTATGAGATTTTCATACGTAATCCACTTAATACACTCGTTGATCGACTCTTCAGTGATATCACCACTTAAAAAGTATACGGATTGCTCTAGTAGCCCTAGTCCAATACGATCACTAGCATTGAATTCTTTGTTTATCTTCAAGTTATTTGCCCTAACAGATGCTGTATTTATCATAATTATAGTATACTATAATTTTAGAATACTCCTACGAGATATCCAATTATACCTACATAAGTTAGATAATGTAGACCTTGATCTGCACCTAACCAAACCCAAAACATTCGATCGGATGTGCGTAATCCTTGATTTAACTGCTGTTTTGCCCAATCTATATGATAGTGTAACAACCCATCAAATGCTGCTACTGTTACAGCATCATGTCCGTTATCGGCAAAAAATACACAGATCAGCAGAGTAAAACTGACATGTAATGCCGCATGATGTATACCGCCTTCTGCACCATATGTGCCTTTTTCTCTGATCATATACGGAAACTGTAATAAGAAATCACAGATAAAATGTTTGATTCCAAATAGAGCCAATAATAAGATTATGATGTCCATTATGATAATTCCTGTATAATTCGATAATTGTTCCAAGCTGTTTCAACTGCTTGATTTTTAGATGGCTTGCTAGGATACATATCCATCCAATGATATGTAGAATCTGGAATCCAATGTCTGTCGATTCCTTGTAATCTAGGTTGTAATACTTTGTTAAGAGCCAATAAGTTTCTAAGTGTGTCAATATAAATTTCACGATACTTGGCATCAAGTATGGTGCTGTGTATCCAGTTGTCGATTATATCTTCAAGGTTTCGACCTTCACGGATACTAGTAAGGCTGACAACAAATGCCACATCCTCTACTTTAACTCGTTCGTGAGCAATATCTTCTATACACTTAGATAATCTAAATCCTATTTTCATTTTAACTTATCATTTCCTCTGTACGGCTTTTTGGCCTTGGGTCCGTGGGTTTTGGATACTCGCTTAACTTTCGATAACTTAGGGCCAACAGTCCTCTTAGGGATTCTTCTAACTTCTTCTGTTGCGGATCCTGTAGGTTTAGGAGTCTCAATGTATTGAAAACTAACTCCGCCACTTCTTGCCAATCTTCTTTTCTGTCCATTTTCCCCTCCAAGATACAAATAAGTTTTCTTTATTCTACAAATATTCTTGTGATCAAATACATTAAACATTCTACAATCTTTGCCGGTCAGTTGACTTAACATATGATCCGACAATGTCTTACCTGTAGTTCCGTAAGCTACCACATCACCCGCGGTCTTGGCCTGATCAACCGTTTCAGCTACTGTCACGACTGTAGCACCTGCACCCATATTGCCGGCTATCATGGTAGCACATCCACTTAACAAAAATAACAGTGGCAGCCAGTACAATTATTTTTTCTTACCTTTACGTAATTCTAATATTGCTAACACCTGTTTACGTTGTAGTTCTTGTGTAACTTCAATATCTTTTTCAAGATCTTTGATACGATTTTTTAAAACATTGATATCATTTTTTAGTGATAGATCATATGATTTAACTTCTTCGATTTGCTTTTGTAATGCAAGATTAGTCTGTCTCGATTCTTCTAACTCTATATTAAATTGATATACACTATAGAGTAAAGATGCTAATGATAATACTGCCACGATAAAAATAGACCAAAAAGTTTGTCTATTAGACATTAAATAATCCTTTCTAAATAAATGATGTTTTTATACTATAAACTATTATAGCATCATATAGACTGTTTGTCAATCTAACTCATGCCCATCTTAGTGCAAACAATATAGCATCTTTAGGATCTTCAAAACGGAAAGCAAATCCTTTTGTGTTCTGATATCCGTGCAGATGATATCTTCCACCGCATGTGTGATCTACCCAAGTTACGATGATATTGGGATTATAGTCTGGGCTTTCTAACATCTGTTCCCATTTAATAACAACCTCGGGCCAGTCTGGAGGCGGCCATTTATCTAGTTTTTTCATACTATTCTCCGCACCATTTTAACATAAACATTACCTTCTTTTGTTCATCATAAAAATCAAGGTGAACGAAGGTTTGTTCATCAGTCCAAAAGATATCCTGTTCGTCTTTGACTTCTCTACGATGACGACGAACAGTGAACCCAAGTTTTCTTTTACATACATCGCGAATAGCAATACTCATACCATGCGTTTTTAACAGTTCGGGCCAAATGCGTTGTTCCCAATCATCTGCTTCTAACTCAACGGCTTTCACATCCATCTCAATACAAATAACATAGCATCTCGGCTATATTTGAATATAAAATCGCGACCATCTCTTTGATATTCATCGTCCTCGACATTCTTAACTAACCAATAGGTGATATCTACAGCGTGATTATTATCTATAAGTTTAGGTATTTGAATATGATGCCACCCTTCATCTAATCGAGTAGTAAACATTAGATCTAGATAAAGCTGTCTATCCATTGCTGTGATAAACTCTTTACCGGTCATAGCCATTATTTCTTGTTCTAGATTCATCGAATAACATACCAATCTAAAATTTCTAATACTCTTGTACGATCGTCACAGTTCCACAATTCGTTAGCCTGTGCGTAACCAAGGTCGCCATCGTTTTCCATAATGTTGGCAATTTCCCCAAATGTATTGCTGAATGCTTGCCCAAGACGATAGTCAGGATTCTTGATCTTTTCAAATAGGAATTGTCTTTCAAACTCTTCAAACTCCTTCATCGTGATCTTCACGAGATACTCCTCTAGTACGCAATTCTTCAATCAATCCACCGTAGGCAAAAGTGTACTGTTGATCTAGTGCTTCTAACATATTGACACAACTGATGATGTGACTAGTTTCCATCTCTGACATCAATACGATTTTTCGTTCTTTGGTCAACCAAGTGGTACGATGCCGTTTACGATATTCTGTAAAATCTGCATTAATAGGTGTGCTTAATATATCCCAGACTAACTGTTGTTCTTGATCCATTACTGATCAATCCTTCGCTTTATCTTCGATGAATTTTGAACGGGGTTTACCTGCTACAGGATCATTAGGAAACACACAGTGGATATACTTATAGTTTGGATATTGAGCCATGGCTTCTGCTACACCTTGATCACAGTTAGCATAAATGCCAGGTAACTGTGTTGGGCCGCCTTGATCACTGTAATTGGGTTGGAACCAAACATATACCACATATTCTAACATTTCATTTCTCCTTATGAATTGCCATAAGTAACTTCATTAGACCATTTTGTCATAAAAATTGTTGCTTTTGTTTCATCCTCGAACATAAACCATTCACGTAAAGGATTTGCATCATCATCTGGTACCGGTATTATCACAGCACCTTGTTCAGCGAACCATGCTTTCAAAGTTTCATTGTAAATCTCGTTGTCTTGTTGATGATTGACAATATTTTTATCAAAATACTTAATAGCATTAAACCAATATGGGTACATTGATATTTTTATCATAAATCAATGTATTGTAATTTGAAACTATCAGCCTGAGGTTCGTGTCCTAGATAGCCACGTGGATTACACACTATTCGAGTTGTACCAATTTCATAGTCAAATGGCTCGTGCGTGTGACCATGTGTCCATAATTTAATCTGAGGACGATAAGAGATAAAGTCATCTAGGTCGCTGGCAAAAGCACCATTCATTATCTTATCATGAGTATACTTAGGATGCACACTCTTAAAGCTAGGACAATGATGCCCAACTACGATAAACTTATGGGTTGGTCGATCGTAGGTAATGTGATTGATATAGTCCATGCTCTTCTTATGAAATATAACGGTATCTTCTGGAGTTAGTCGTGCAGATTTACCCCATTCATTTAAGGTCCTAGCACTGTTCTTAATGCTTTGAAAATCTGACATCATCGAACTCACGTGATATAAAGTAAGACTATCTTCTTCATTCATGTTAGTCCATAATGTCACCCCAATAAAAGTATATTCTCCAATATCTACAGTTTCGTTATCTATGATGTGTAGATTGTCGTAGGCTAATTCACGTTTTAAATGTGCAGTGGTATGTTGAACATCATATGAATAGTGTTCGTGATTACCTAGAACATAGACGACCCGAGGGAAACGCTCACAGCATTCTTTAAAGAACTTTCTATAACGAGCATCGTGATGATGTTCACCATTTAAATGTTTAGCCACACAGATATCGCCAGATAGTACAAGTACATCTGCGTTTTCTGTATTGTATAGTTCTAGAGCACCAAACTCTAGGTGTACATCTGATGCGATAGCGATTCTCATGATGTTTGTATTATACTACCTTTTACTTGATTTGTCAACTGCCCCAACGGAGCAGAAAAACTGTTACTTGTTTTTTATTTTTAAATTGGAATTGATCGTATGATGTTCTACGACCGCAGTTGTGTTCTTGACACCATTTTTGAATGTCATCTAATTCTTCATCAGATCCAAGCCATTCATTGGCTACTAAACACAAGGGTTTCTTTTCAACCCAATGCATCTACGACCACTTCATAGCAAACATAGTGGCATCTTTTTCATTTTCAAAATACCAAACTCGATAACCATCTATATTTAGGTCACGGAATTTATTTTGACAATTCTCTAAACACCAGGTTAGTTTTTCTGGAAAGTCTTCATCTTGTAGTTTTACAGGATGATATGTTTCTAACAATTTCATTAACCGGTCGTCTTGTTGTAGATCGTGTTCGGCATGTTGTGCTTTGGATATCCAAACAGGTCCACCTCCTCCGGCACCACCTAAACTAAAATAGTTTCCACTAGTATCTGTACTGCTATCGTAAGTAATAGTTGCCATTATTTGTTAGTCCTTAATAACCATTCTGTAAGAGCAGGTCCTTGAAGTTTAGCGTATATAACAAATTTGTATCCATATTCGTGGTCATCTGGTTGATGATGATAGTATGGAGTGTCTATACAATTTTCGATAATCCATTGGCCTTCTGTACTATTCTGCCAGTTGAGCAAAGGATCGGCTGCATAAATCTCTGGATCTTCAACATCACTTATAGTGAATTCGTGAACCAGTATCGTTCTTATAGGTTCGTTATCCTGGTACTTTCTGCTCATCTATCAGTTTAGTTAAAACTGTTTCCACATACTTATTCAATGTCATATCTTTTTCATGAGCAATTTTCATCAATCTATACATTTCTTTTTGGGGAAGCTCAAGAGGTACTTGGATTCTTGTGTCGTATTTCTTACCTTGAACGATAGCACGAGCTTTCTCAATCATATCTTCAGCAACTTCAAGGTCGGTATATGTTTCATCGTCCCACGCTTTGTCAAATGGTTCCTTGCGCTTCTTACATTCTTTTTTGTAATCATCGATATGGTCAGGATGAATCCAACGATAGATATTATTTTTCTTGTAATCAATGGCAGTCATTTCAAAGATTACTTGTGTCTGTTTATCAAAAATAACGTTGACATCATATTTGTCGAGTACACTGCTATCCAACATGTATGCCTCTGGACCATAACAGTTCCACTGATAATCACCGCCTTCGGTGATCTTGTAATCAATTACTTCGAAGTAATCTTTTAACGTAATCATTATCTGCCCCTTCCGGCTGATTTTTTTGCTGGTTTATGACTAGTCACTTGATCTTTAGCAGGACCAGCATCAGTGTTTATCTTGTTGCCTTTCTTGCCTTGACCTTGTTGCTGTTTCTTTTTTTCTAATGCTGCTTTGAGCATATCACTATACGCTGACATATGATCTCCTAATGTATTTTATTTGGTAATAACACTTCTGCAGAAATTTTCCAATCTTCGACTTTAGTGCCTTTGACTAAATCCATGCCGTCTGTTGTTGCTTTAGTAAGCAATTCCATCAACAACATATTATATAATTCATCTGATACATCATTAATGTTTAATTCGATTTTCATATTAATCCCATAAGGCTCTGTAGTATTTGCCAAATAGTCTGACACCATTGTCTATACGAGCACTGTGTTTAGTCCAACCCTTCTTGTCATACTTGCGTGTGTCTCCGGGACCTTTTTTCATCTCGTAAGTTAATGGTCTACCTTTGGCATCGAGTTCTTTGCTGGGAACCCAAACGATATCGCTCTTGCCTGAGAAGTATTGTTCTTCCCAAGTGTCATCTACTAACTCTTCGAATGCCCAGATCATTTCGTCCAGGATCCAATCCCAACGCTTAAAATGATTGCCATCGCTATCCCAAGATTCTTTCTTAGCTTTCTTAGCCGCAGGAGTGGTGCTACGTAGATTAGCGGGAACATCTTCATCTTCTGTGTGAGGAGCACCGTGTTTGTCTTTGCGTAATTGTTTTAGCATCGGTAAGATGATAGGACTAAGCGTTGAATCCATGTTCCATGTATCATAACGATCGATCTTGACATAGTTAATACGTGGATGAACTATATCTAAAAACTTTTGCCAGACGCCCATGACAGGTTCCAATATTTTGTTAACGCATTGGACCCAAGGCTCATCATAGTCAATCTCGCGCCACCAGCAGATCTTTTCACAGATTGTATAAGGGCTTATCCAGTGATACCTATATTTGCTTATATAAACTTTCATTTTATTTTACCCCATGGTCCTTTTTTAGTTTTTCCCTGCACACTTGAACTCCAACACATTAACTTATTGTATGTAGGATATAACCAGACCCAATCAAATCTCTCCATAGGGCGGCAAATTATATCACCTAACCAATACAATGTCCAACTTAATAAAAATCTCATACCATGTCCTTATTTTGGCACTGTTTATATAATCTTTGTGATCGTACAACTAAATCAGCACCTTTGACCAATCTAGACTGTGACAACTCAAGTTCTTGTTTGCTCAATCTATCTAACTTAAACAGTTTTTTATTGAGATCGTGTAGCTTTGATACTTTGGTGAATAAATCAACAGAAGTTACAAAGAAAGATAACTCGTTTTCGCAGTTGGCCCAAGACACAATCGGAAATAATAAAAAACTTGTTAGTATTAGAGATTTCATAATATGCGTATATTATAGCATCAAAGTTATTTGAAGTCAAGAGTTAAATACAAATATAACTCAAAGGAGTGTAAAATGGGCGAAATTTTTAAACTAATTGGCGATCTAGGATTTCCAATTGCTATGGCTCTAGCAGGTGGTTATTTTGTTTATCTAACTATCAAACTATTGCTCGGTGGTGTGTTAGGCAGTATCAAAGGAATGGCTGGTATTATTACAGCATTAGATAATCGTGTTAAAACTATGAATCATGATGTAGTCCGTATTGATACTATTGTAAGTAATGCACTAGGATTAAAACCTGATGTAGACCGTATTGCTCGTGCAGACGGTAAAAATGACGCTCGACGCGATTAGGAGATAATATGTTTGAAACAGAATCACAACGATGGTTAAAATCACAACCTAAACACACACAAGAATGGCTCAAAAAACAGGCAATTTGGCACGATCGTGATGTAGTGATTTTTGTAAGTTGGGCGTTGGTAATTGGATTTGTAATTGGGTGGGTTGTTAAAGCAGTTAATTAAAGGAGCGAACTATGGCAATAAACATGAAACCATTTCCGGAGCAGGCAGCATTCTTTGCGAAATGTAGTGAGCTAGCATATCTTGACAATGAACAAGGTATTCCAAAATTTAAAGAATTAGGATTTGATGCAGAGTTTATTGATGTAGATGGTAGTCAGGCTTACTTTTTAAAAAATAAAGATGATTTAGTTTTTATCTGTCGAGGTACTGAACCTACAGAATTTAAAGACATTGCAGCTGATTTAAAAGCATTTCCGGTTCCTAGTTCAACAGGCATTGGTAAGGTACATCGAGGATTTAAAGAATCAGCAGATGATGTTTGGGACGAATTAAAAGAAAAAATAGATGATTACGGTAAGACTCGCACTATTTGGGTTACAGGACATAGTCTTGGTGCTGCCATGGCAACACTAATAGCCTATAGATTACAACGTTCAGAAGACTTACCAAACCCTCAAGCACTGTTTACATTTGGATCTCCAAAGGTCGGTAATAAAGAATATATTAAAGGTATTGAATCAAGTGGCATATTACATTTTCGATTCGTAAATAATGCCGACATTGTAACTAGAGTTCCGCCTTGGCCTTACAAACACTTTGGTGGTATGTACTATATGAATCATTGGGGTAATATCAGATCCGCTAGTGGATTACAATTAATACAAGATAGATTGCGTGGGTTCATCAAAGGATTACAAAAAAGAGAGATTAATTTTTTTAGTAATCATAGTATGACTCGATATGTGGCTAACCTAGAACGTTGGGCAAGTGGAGAAGAAAGACCACAAGATCAAATTTAAGGAGAGAACGAATGGCATTAATTGATTCAGTTTTAAAAATGGTAACACGTGAACCCAAACCAGAGGATAATAAGGCACCTGCATCAGGTGGACCTAGTCGAAGTGAGCGTGAAGCAAAAATTAAAGACAAAGCAGGTATGGCAATTAATATTTTTGCAGCTTTGCTAGCATTTAATGTTTGGTATGGTGGCGGGTTAAGTAGTAAGGTTATGAACAATACTATCAAGGCTAATGACATCTGGAATTTCTATCAGGCCAAATCTATCAAACAAACACAGTATGAACTAGCAGCTCAATCAACTAATGATCCCGTTAAGGCTGCAAAGTTCTCGGCGAAAGCAAAAAGTTATGATGAAGGTGACGAAGGTAAACCGGCACTTTACAAACAGGCAAAAGACTTAGAAGCAGAACGCGATCATGCTAAAAAGAAATCTCCATGGATCGGTTATGCTGGTACTGCATATCAATTAGCTATTGTTCTTTTGTCAGCGAGTATTCTTGCTGTAAGTATGCCGCTGTTCTGGAGTAGTTTTGTAGTATGTAGTTTAGGCATGTTGTTAATGAGCCAAGGTTTATGGTTATGGGTTCCTTTATGAACCGTGAATTAATTAAATCATTAATATTGGCTGCGTGGGGTACGTTGGTTATATGGGTTATTGTTGATAATATTGATAAACCACACACCATAGTGGCACCTACAATTTATGTTACCCCAGAGGACAAATAATGGATAAAGCATTAAAGGTTTTAAAAATTTTACTATTGATATTAATATTAGTCACGGCTGGATATTACGTAGTAAAATCAGAAGATAATTACAATAATCAGTTGGTGGTGAATAATAATTTAGAAAGTCAAATACATGCCATAAATGAAAAACTATTAAAGGCACAAGAAGAAGGGGTAATATCAGCACAAGGATTAGATGCGGCTAATGCTAAAATTTCAGAATTAACAGCAGCTATCGAAGAACTTAAAACAAAGAAGGGTAAAAAATAATGGATGTCGTAGAGTTAATCAATAAGTATGGGTTTCCTATTGTTATGGCTGTAGGAATGGGATGGATTATTAAGTATGTTTGGGAATGGGCTACTAAAGAAGTTAAACCAGTTATCTCGGATGCCAACACTGTATTAGTTGCTCTTATTGATCGTATTCGTATGCTTGATAACGATCTTATTAGATTGAATCAAAAAGTTAATACTGTATTACACCTACGTGGTAAAACTATTGAGTATGAACGTGTTGAAGCTGAAAAAGAAATAAACAAATCACATACTCAAAAATCAGAAGACGATCAAACAGCATCTAGCGGTAGCGAGTAACTACTTAGAAGTAGCTCTGTATGTTCCATCCCAATTAGCTGGTAATCCTTCTTCCATTCTTTCTATCATATTGTGATAGTAGTCTTTGATATCAACGTTAGTATCTTTCTCTAACTCTTTAGCCCACTTGATTGCTTTCTTCCAATCACCTCTGTAGTATTCTTTTAAGTATTCTTCGTGTTTGTATTTCACAGTATTACCTACTGTAAAAATCTTAACACCTTCGGTTTTACCTTTTACTGCGATACAGTCCATTTCAACCACAGGATATTCATCTTTCACATATTCAGCGGTCTTTGTTCCTAGAACAATGCGAACACCGTAGTTTTTACTTTGACCTTCTAACCGTGAAGCCAGGTTGACAGAATCTCCCAAGCAGGTATAATCAAAGCGTTGAACGCTACCCATATTACCAACGACCACATCGCCGGTATTAATACCAAGCCCCATGCCAAAAGCTGGGATGTTTTCTTTGGCAATTTCTTTATTGAATTCATCTAAATCCTCCAACATATTAAGTCCAGTTTTAACAGCGTGTATCGCATGGTCTTTATCATCAAGTGGTGCATTCCAGAAAGCCATTTGAGCATCACCGATATATTTGTCTAAAGTGCCTTCATTCTCAATAATTTTAGCTGTCATCGCTGTCATATAACGATTCATAATTTGAGTAAGACCTTGCACATCTTTTCCATAATGTTCAGATATGGTTGTGAAACCTCGTACATCTGTGAACATGATAGAAAGTTCTCTTGTTTCGCCACCAAGTTTCAACAGGTCTGGATTTTTCTGTAATTTCTCAACCATTGCTGGTGATAGGTAAGTTCCAAATTGTTTCTTGATCTGTTGTTTCTGTAAGAATTCGCTGATGAACTTAACACCGTAAGCATGTAGCATAACTAGAACTGTGCCTGCTACAGGAACCACCGCATCGATAAGGAATTTGTATGTTGAGAATAGATACCAACTTACAGGAACCATTGCCGCAACAAGAACAACACCAACGCCTAAGCCAACATATACCCAACGGCTTAATAATAAGATCAATAATGATACACCTATTAGTACATATAGTTCCGCACCCGGTGCCCAATCTGGACGTTCAATGTTTACATTGTTGGCTAGTGTACCAATAACGGCAGCCTGCATGTCTTGTGGCCAAACACTGCCTAATGATGTTGACACAGGATTTCCTAATCCTGCGGCACTGACACCCACGATAACTATACCTTTATTGAAATCTTTTGGTAGATCTACAGCTGATACTTTTTTATTTGTTTGACTCCAGTCTACCCAAATCTGTCCTAGACTATCTGTGGCGATAGGACGGAAACTTGGAATGCGCATTTTTTCAACGCCATTCTCATTTAGTTTTACCTGGAAGGTTGAATCTCCTGACAGTACACGTAGTACTTCTAATGGCACACTGGGATAAACTGAACTGTTATATCCAACAAATAAAGGTAGTCGCCTATTAACACCATCTACTTCTGGTAGAGTATTAGCGATACCAACACCGGCAGCATTGCGTTCAAGTTCTGGAATGTTAGCAATAATACCTGGATAATTGAAGATAGTACCAACGTGTTCAGAACCAATGATAGCACTTCCTGGTTTACGTGGTAGATTTTTTGTTTTACCTGAAGTAGTATTAGTAAGTATCACAGGATGCTCCGACAGTTCTGTAGCTAATGCTGCGTCGCCACCTTGTCGATCTACTTCTGGCATCATGATATTCCAAACTACCAGTCCTGCATTTCTTGAATATAGATCCCCAATTAGATTAGCGTATTTGTCACGCTTGAATGGAAATTGACCATATTTGTCTATGGTTGCTTCATCGATGTTTACGGTATAGATGTTGTTTTCAACTTTAGTTTGATTTGTGATCAGTTGGTCAAAGTATCGTAACTTAACAGATTCTATAAACGTATATCCTTGCAGTGATATCCAAACAATGAGAGATAATGTGATTAGTGCAGTCCAGGGACTAACTAAGGCTTTTTTTAATTTATTTTTTATATTCATATTAATATTTAGTGTAAATAAAGTACACATATAATAATAACATAAAGGATTAAACATGTCAACATATTGGGGATATCACCTAACTCTAGACTGTGCAAATTGCGATAGAGAGAGTATTAAGAGCGTGGATCACGTTCGTAAATTTATTGAGGTATTATTAAAACGTATCGATATGCTGCCTATCGGTGAACCACGAATAGAATATACTGCTGGGGAATTTCCTGATAAAGCAGGACTTACTGCTGTTCAAATAATCGTAACGAGTACTATTGTCGCTCACTTTATCGACAGTAACGGAGATTTATATCTAGATGTTTTTAGCTGTAAAGAATTTGAAAATGATGTGGTAATAACCACAGTTGGAGAATACTTTAAACCTACTAAAGTACGTGCTAACTTCTTAACTAGACAGGCTGGTTAAGCGCAGTCGCTAAAAGCTTCAATCCAACGTCTATTGCAGCTTACATCTTTAGATGCACAAGGTGTAGACTCTTCTTCTTTTTTGATTTCTGGTGTTGGGATTGCTGCGATAGCGGCTTCGTGTGCTAACTCAGAAACTGTTGTTTCTACTTTGGTATTCATTTTTTTTTCCTTTTGGGATCATTAATATTATATTCAACTTGTAATTGAACATAATAACATTATACTAGATAATAGTATGTCTGTCAATTCTATTTAGTGCTTATCAGAGAGAAAACGGATGGTATCCTGGAAAAATCCAGATTTTCATTAGCTGTTGATAATCATCTTGTTGGTGGATGATCGTCTTTGGGTTGTGGAGGATTTTTTGGTTTTACTTTCCTATTAGTCCACATACGTTGCTCCGCTATAGTTACTATAGTATATAGTGGGCATAATATCTGCAATATGTGAGCTGTTTATGCTATTTGACTATGACACCGTCTTCTACATTAATGGGCCACATTTCTTCCACACTGCGGAACATATAGTCTATGTTGTTGCGGGAATATCCATACGTTTCTAAGTGATCTAAGATGACCTGATTGAATC